TTACTGACGTAGTAGAAGGTTTTCAGAACCTACCAGACACAGCAAAGTCTGGCATGATCCAGATGGGTTATCAGCTAGGTAGATTTAACGTCACTAAAGAGTGGCCTAAGTTTATGGAGTCAATTAAGGAAGCTGCTCAGTATGCTGAAGGTTCTATAGAACAGGCTACTGCTCTTGCTAACGCTAAGTTTAATATGCTTTACAATGTAGCAGAAGATGGTAAAGTTACAGCTACCAAGTGGGCTACACAGACTAAAAACAGAGCTATGAGAGTAGCTGATGAGCTTGCTAGTGGTGCAGGTGAGGCGGCTACAGCCGTATTTGATGGCTTTATTAGTAAAGCACACGCAGATACTGATACTATTCCACAGAATGAACAGTTAAATGTAGGTGATGTACCTACAGCTTCTGCTGTTGTAGATATTGGTTTAGCTATGAACCCTGCTGATGCTGCTTATAAATACTATGGTATTGATGAGAACACAGATGATGGTGCAAAGGCTGTCAAAGGTTTCTTTGAGACATCTGTAGGTAACTGGAACCCTGACCAAGAAACAGCAGAACAGTTTGCCACAAACAAAGCGTGGTGTGCTGCGTTCTTAACACAGGTCTTGCGTGACTCAGGTGTAGACACTAAAGCTTTATTTGGTACTGACAAGTTTGACCAAATAAGAGCCAAGGCTTACACTAAGGTAGGAACTGAAGTAGAACCTACACAAGTTAAGGCTGGTGATATTATGATTAAACAACATACCAAAGAGGAGCGTAAAAAGTTTAAGTTAGGTTATGGTCATGTGGGTATTGTTGTTAAAGTAGAAGGTGATAAGGTATTCTTTATTGGTGGTAACACTGGTGATAGGGTAACTATGTCATCCTATAATATGACTGAAAAAGAGGTAAACTTCAGAAGAGTACAGAACGCATCTGATATCCCTACTGAAAGCTTACCATCTATGCTTGAACTAAAAGCAGGTGTATACGCTAGAAAAACTGTAAAGAAAGCTAAGAACTTTCTTACTAGCATGTATGATAATATCTTTGGATAAAAGGAAAAACCATGGCTGAGAAATCTAATACTATCCTCACTGGCCTAGGATTTGAGTCAGGGATTACAGCCCCTGACGTAACTCCTATGGTTAGCGAAGGTACAATATTTAAGGCACAAGAGGAAGTAACAACAAAGGGTGGCTTCTTTTCTTCCTTGCCTACAGCAGTCGTGGAAGAACAAATAGCACCTATTCTCTTTAAAAGTGCCGACAGATTAAGAACACCAGAGGGTGAAGCTGTCGGTACTTTAACTGATGAGATGACTTTTGAACTGACTAACGGTCTAACTGATGAACGTGCTATTAGTGAAGTGTTAGATGAAGCCACCAACGTCAACCTTAATAGTGCAATGAGGCTCAGAAAAGATTACTTAGAGACACAAACTAACCGCCAGAAACTAGCTGATGCTGGTTGGGGTGGAACAGCCGCTACTTTCTTTGCTGCAATGTTTGATCCAGTAGAATGGGCTACCATTGGAGCTTCTACGGCTGCTATAGCTTCTCTAAGTGGCCCTGCTGCCCCTCTAACCGCTACTACTGCACTAACCGCTGGTGCGGCTATGAGGGCTAAGAAAGCCTATAGTGCAGCTAAAGCTTTTAGTGCGGGTGCGGCAGTTACTGGTCTTGAATTAGCTGCTTTTGAAAGCATCCGTGCTGGTCTTAAGTATGATGTAGATGCTAATGATGTGCTTATAGCTATGGGTGCTGGTTCAGCACTAGGCGGCACTTTAAACGCAGGTATATCTACGTTCATTAAACGTGGTAATGTAGCACGATTAGCTAAGAAGGTAGCAGAGGGTGGACAACTCACTCCTGCTGAACGAGCCTTCTATAATGCTAACAATGCAGAGGCTACTACACAGCGTTTAATTAACGAAACAATGGCTAACGATACCATGTTTAACGTAGCTGACGCTACTACTGCTGCTACTAGGGTTAGTGATACAGGAGTATCTGAGCGTGTGGCTCTTGCTGCAACGCCTGAAGAGACTGCCGAAGCTATCCCTGAGATTGCTGGTTTTGGTCTACTAGGTGTACGTAAGCTAGTATCCTCTGGGTACAAGGCTGGTATGTCTAAGCTCTCACGGATGCGTCAGGGTGCTAGAGCCTTAGGTGCTAATACTGTAGGCTATAAAGGCGGCAACTTACATGCCAACGACTCAGCTTCAGAAATTGCAGAGCGTATTCAAGGTCAGTATAGGCAGAGTTTTGGTTCAGTGTTCTATCCTGCTCAGGAAGCTTTTATTAAAAGAACAGGGCTATCTATCCCTGACTTTAATGATTTAGTTAGTAAGTACGTACGTGGTATTATTACAGAGGCAGACCCTGAAGTTAAGGCTGTAGCTGAACTGGTACAGAAACAAGAACGTGAACTTGCTGAGATGGGTATTAAGTATGATGTTGCTGGTTTTACACCATCAATACTAGATAAGCATAAGAACTACCTAGCTCGTATCTTTAATGATGAAAACATTGTTAATTTAAGAAAACGTCTTGGTGCTGATGCTGATGAAAAAATTGCTCAACTAGTAGAAGAAGCTCTACGTAAGGGTCAGCCTGATATACTTGATAATGTTATTAAGAGCATTATGAAAAAGGCTGAGAAGGCTGCTAAGAAAAAACCTAGCCGAAAGTCCACTAAGGATATAGAAGCAGAAGCTAACGACATGATTAGACGTATAGCTGCTGGTTATACCAAGGGTATTATTGATCGTTCATTTGGTAAGTCAGGCGGCGTACAAGGTCTTAATGAGATGACCCTAGAAGATTTGGGTGATCTTATGAAGAGAGAGTTTAAGGATGAATTATCAAGTGATCAGATAGATGATGTTGTAGAACTCTTTGCAAACGGTAGACCTACAAAGGCTGAACACAAGCGCAGCCGCCCACGTTTACTACTTGACGAAAGTGCCTCTATTAGCGTAACACGTGCTGATGGGGAAGTAGAAGAGATACGGTTTGAAGAGTTGTTAGAGACTGATATCGAACAGCTACATAACTCTTATATCTTTCAACTTTCAGGAGCTATTGGACTAGCTAGGAATGGTATCAATACCAACCAAGCAGGTTCTAGCTGGGACGCTTTTAAAGAGACTATTAAAAGTCAAGCTAAAATGCAGAACATTTCTGAGGGAGAATATAGGTCTGAGTTAGATGCTTTGGATTTTATGTACGATGGGATAACTGGTAGACTAGCTCACAGAGAACCATTCAGCAAGGGTGTAAAAGAATTTAACGTAGGTATGAGAGCCTTTAGCTTTGCTGTTAATATGGGAATGTCAGGTATGTCTTCTATGATGGAGATATCCAACGCTGTCTTTGAGTATAGTGTAAGCACTATTCTTAGGACTAACCCAGCTATGAACAGCTTCTATACTAAGGCTTCTCAAGGGCGTATGGAAGACAGTCTACTAAAGGAATTAATTGATGACCTTGGTATGGGTGAGGAAGTACTACTAGGTAAGTATTCTACTATTAATCGTTTTGATGGTGGTAACTTAGAGGGTACTCTAGTTCCTAGGGCTGGTTGGAAAGCCTCTAAAGCTCAGTGGTTGCAGCAGAAAGTAGCTTATGGTTCTGGACTGCTGGGTGTAACTCAAGTCTTAAGACGTAGAGCTATGCGTGGTTTTGCTCAGGAATGGGCAACAGCAGCTACAAAAGATAAGATGCCCTTTGCTACAGTTAAACTAAGACAACTAGGCTTAACTGACGATATGACTACTAAGATTAGTAACACAATTAAGGATAAGGCTGACATTGAGAATGGTACTCTGGTTAGAATGAACCTTAAGGATTGGCCTGAGGATGTACGAGATGCTTTTCAGGCTGCTGGTTTTAAGGAAGTAAGAAACAGTGTACAAGAAATGAACATTGCTTCTACTAATAAATGGTTAAGAAGTGAAATAGGTAAGACTTACTTTCAGTTTTTAAGCTTTACTATGGCTTCTATTGAACAGCAGACCATGCGTTTAGGTATGCGAATGGTGGGTGGTGATCTTAGAACTGTTTCTAAAGTATTTGCAAGCTCTGCTATGTTAGGTATGATGATGTATACGGCACGTGTTCAGATGAACGCTATTGGGCGAGGTGATGCAGATGAGTACATTAAAGAACGTATGACTCCTAAAAACTTTGCAGTAGGTGCATTAAGTCAAATCGGAGCAGCTTCTATCTTTGGTTATATCTATCAAATAACCACAGGTGCAATGGGTGGTAACACTCATGCTATAACACCCCCCGCTTTATCATATGCGTCAGCATTACTACAAGCTACTCAAGCTTATAATGATGGTAAGATGTCAGAAGCAGAGTACAGAAGAATATTACGTCTAGCACCTGCTCAATCTCTTTATGGTGTAAGACAAATTCTTAACGCTACTGCTAATCAATTATATAAATCTACCTCTGGAAGCTTTTAAGGAAAACACATGGCTTTTTCATATCAAAATTACCAACCAACAAACAATACTACGGATACCTTTAGTATCCCTTTTACATTTACTGCTCAGTCTGAGATTAGTGTAACAGTAGATGGTGTGGCTCAGACAGGTCTAACTTTTCCTTCTAGCTCTAGCGTACAGCTAACATCTCCTGTTGCATCTGGTTCACTGGTACAGGTCAGACGTACTACTAGTTTGACAGCACGTGCTATTGACTTTGCCTCTGGCTCTGTACTTACTGAAGAAGACTTGGATGATAGTAATATTCAGGTCTTCCACGCAGCACAGGAAGCTATTGATACTTCTAATGATTCAATTACACTAACACCTGCCAATCGGTGGGATGCTGGTGGTAGTATTATCAACAACGTAGGTACGCCTACATCTAATACGGATGCAGCTACTAAAGCTTACGCTGACGGTATTTCAGCAGCAGCAACAGCAGCAGCTACTGTAGCGGCTAACGCAGCAGTTGCATCAGCGACAGGAAATATCATTCCTGATGCTACTAAACTAGCTATCCATCCTGTTGGATCGCAGTACACACTGTCAGATGGTACAACTACTGACTATTCAGCAAAGCATTATCAAGACGCAGCCTCTACTTCAGCTACCAATGCTGCAACCTCTGAGACTAATGCAGGAACATCCGAAACTAACTCTCAGAATTGGGCAGTTAAGACTGATGGGTATGCAGAGGGTACTCTAGGTTACTCATCTAAAGCGTGGGCTGTTGGTGATACTGGCGGTGTAAGTAACACGGCTGGTGCTGGCCCTGCTAAAGATTGGGCTATTGAGACTGCAACTAATGTAGACGGTACTGAGTATTCTGCAAAAGAGTATGCTATTGGCTCACAGGCTGGTAATACTGCTGGTTCTTCAAAGCAATGGGCTTTGGGTGGTGGTGCAGGATTTACAACTAGTACTACTGTTGATGGTACTAACTACTCAGCTAAGTACTATGCTGAACTTGCTGCCTCTAACTTTGATTCATTTGATGATAAATTTCTTGGGGCCAAATCTAGTCCACCAGCACTAGACAATGACGGAAATGCTTTAATTGATGGTGCTTTGTATTATGACAACACAGGCAAATACCTTTCTGTCTATGACTTAGGCACAACTAGTTGGAACCCAATACAGGTTGGCGCAACTGCTGGTTTTGCAATCGCAATGGCAGTAGCCCTATAAATAAGGAAATATTATGGCACAGAATTTTAGACGATACATGCTTCAAGGGGTTGGAACGCAAGCTGCTGACATTCCAGATGGCGGTAACTTTGATAGTTACGACACACTAGTTGGTATTCATATGACCAACACATCAACAAATGCAATCACGGTTGACGCTTATATTCAGCACACAATCAACGGCAGTCCTGTCAATCACTACCTTATTAAAGGCGCACCTATTGCAGCAGGTGGTGCATTACAACTGCTTGACGGTGGCGCAAAGATAGTAGTCCAAACAGGCGATAGGTTGTGGGTTGAATCAGACACTGCATCATCGTTGGATGTTTGGGTATCTGCTGTTGATGCTATTAGCACATAGGAGTGACCGATGGGTTATATAGGAAATCAACAAACCGAAGGCTTTAGCAGCATCCCTGCTAAACAAGATTTAACTGGTGCAACTGGCACTAGCCTGACGCTGACACATGCTGTCGCAAGCGCAGAAGGCATTGATCTGTTTATCAATAATGTGAGGCAAGAGCCAACCACAGCTTATTCTGTTGGTGCTGATGGTGTCACAGTAACGCTTACTGGCTCTGTTGTAGCGACTGATGACATTTATGTGGTGTATAATTCACTGGCTTTGCAAACCACAGTAACGCCGGATGCGTCTGTTAGCACAGCCAAGATTATTGATGGGTCTGTTACTATGGATAAGCTGGCTACGTCAGGTACATTACCAGCGTTAAACGGCTCTAACCTTACTAATGTAGGTCAAGTGATTGGTATATCAACTCCTACAATATTAAGAGGGGATGTAAGTGTTAATGCGGGTTTAACACAATTAGGCAGCACATCCCTTTACTATGTTTCTGGTACTGGAATTTTGACCAACACTTATACAAAGAAAAGTTCAACTTCTATTATTACTGCTCACTGGAATATTAACTATCATCAAAACACATCTGGGGTTGGCACACACGGTTTCTTTTGTGCTGCTGGCACAAGCGGTAATACTGACACTATTATTGCAATGCCCCAAGATTTTAACAGAATAATTGATGATTTAAGTGTTGCTAAAACTTTTTCTTTTTCTGGCTCTGGGCCATTTGTTGGACTAGCTGCTGGGTCATACGATTTTATTATGGGGCCAGTAAGGGGTTCCGATCCAGGCGGCACTACTGGCTTTCGGTGGAATTACAGAGAACATGGAGATCAACCCGCTAATAGTTTGCAAACAAGTTATTTGTATGTGACAGAAACAGAGGTTTAAGATATGGCACTAAGTAAAATACTACCAGCCTCTCAAGAACAGTTTGCAGGGGCGAGAAATCTTATCATCAACGGTGCGATGCAGGTGGCGCAGAGGGGTACGAGTGCTACTGGCGTGACTACTTCGGGTTACAAAACTGTAGATAGGTTTCGTGCATCTGAAAATAGTCTTGGAACTGCCGTGTTTACTCACGCACAAGCCACAGATGCGCCTGATGGATTTGCAAATAGTCTAAAATTAACCACCACTACAGCGGAAGGGGCAGTAGCGGCTGCTGACCGTCTTAGCATAACCTATGCCATAGAGGGTCAAGATTTACAGCAGTTGCAGTACGGTACTTCTTCTGCGAAAAAAGTAACTCTATCCTTTTATGTTAAGAGTTCGTTAACAGGAACATATAGCATTGCCCTTTCTGCAACAAACGCTTCAAACAGGCTTATAACCTCTACCTATACCATAAATTCTACTGACACTTGGGAACTAAAAACAATCACTTTTGACGGTGATACTTCTGTTGCGTTTACAAACGATAATACAGCAGGGCTAACTATATATTTTAATTTGGGTGCGGGTTCAGACACCACAAGCACTGATAGCACTTCTTGGATGGACTATGCTTCTACTGGGCTTGCTTATGGGCAAACAGCACAATTTCAAAACACACTTAACGCAACGTGGCAAATCACAGGCGTACAACTAGAAGTAGGCGAGGCCACGCCGTTTGAACACCGCAGCTATGGCGATGAGTTGTTGAGGTGTCAGCGTTATTATTGGCAATTTAATCAAAGCAACAGTTTTATCTACGCTTCAGCAACATACGCTACTAACAATCACCGTTTGACCGTTCAACATCCAGTGACAATGAGAGCAGAACCAAGTGTAACTGCTGTTTGGGGTAATGGTACAGGGCAAATACAATCATATAATGTGTTTGCAATTTCGTTTTACAGCACCAGTGGTTTTAGAATGGGTACTAGCTCAGGCTCTTTTAAGGTAGATGCGGAGTTATAATAATGAACATAGAAAATGCACAATATCAAAATGATGACGAAGGTAATCAGTGCGGTGTAAAAGCCACCATTGACGGCACTGAAATGTTCGTTCCCCTAGACCCCGCCAACCGCCACTATGCCGCACTGCTTGAATGGGCAGCGGAAGATGGCAATACAATAGAGGAGGCAGACTAATGCCCTACATAGGTAAATCACCTGTGGGCGGTGGGTTCCACAAGCTGGATAACCTGACTGCCTCTGCTACCGCTACCTACGCTCTTACGCTAGGTGGCGCAGCATACTATCCTGAGACTGCTAATCAACTGCTAGTCTCTCTCAACGGTGTTATCCAAGCACCACAAGA